ATTGAGTTATTTCAATTGCAGTTGACAGCGGCTGTCAATGGCATCGATACGACTTTTTTCTATCACGCCGGAACGAATGAGCTTTTGGCTGATGTGGTCTTCAACGGCCTGACTTATCAGGCTGTGCCGGTAGAGGTTGAAGGCTTTGATGTGACGAGCAAAGGCGCAATCCCTCGACCTACCTTTAGGGTCGCAAACGCCAACAGCTCTATTTCAGCATTATTGGCGCTTTACAACCCGTTGCAAGCAAAGGTCACAAGGATCAGAACATGCAAGAAATTCCTTGATGCTGTCAATTTCTCAGCAGGTAATGCAACGGCAGACCCTAGCGCAAAGTTTGAGGATGAAATCTGGTACATCGATCGGGTAGCAAGCGAAAACCCTGAGCTAGTTGAATTTGAGCTGACAAGCAAGCTAGACCTGACAAATCTTGGGCTACCTCGACGGCAAGTTGTTGAACATTGTCAATGGAAATATCGAGGCGTTGAATGTGGCTATGCAGAAAAAAGATACTTTGACTTAAACAACAACCCTACGGATGAGGCAAATGATCAATGCGCGAAGAAGTATGAAAGCTGTGCATTACGCTTCCCAAGCGGCTTGTTGCCGTTTGGCGGATTCCCTGCCGCCAGATTGCAAACATGATTTCGAGACTTACGCTGCGATCGTTGCCCCGTTAGAGGCTTGCGGTGTGGTCTGTAGCGGCAAATTTTGGCCGTGTCGAAATATCGCTGATGACCCTGAGCAAGACTTTGTAATGGACCCCAAAGACTTTGCAGTAGCTGCCTTGCGGGGGGCCGTGACAGCGGTTTTGCACTCACACCCAATGGGAGGGCCTGCCAGCGCTGCAGATCTGTTGGCCTGCCGTGGGACTCGCCTACCGTGGCACATCTACTCAATACCAGATGAGCAATGGTCAACTATCAATCCCTGATCGGTAGACAGTGGGACTACGGCCAAAACGATTGCTTCTCGTTGGTTCGCGAGTGGTTCAGCCTGAAGGGCGTGATCATCCCTGATTTTGAGCGACCTGACGACCTAGAACGCTGTGAGAGTATTTTCTTGGCAGAAGCCGAAGCCTGTGGGTTTTTTCAGGTTGAATTTGAGCGGCGGAGGCCCGGTGATGTCTTGATCATGCGTCTGGGTACTATGGCGCCAATGCACGCGGCGATATTGCTGGACGATGAGAGGATCCTGCATCAGCGGCAAGATTCGCTTAGTGCTGTTGAACCATTGCGTCAGTATTATGTGAGCAGAGTCGCGGCGGTCTTCAGGCATGATTCAGACCGTCAGGTTGCTGGGTGATCTAGGCCAGCGTTATGGCGTTGAGCACAAATACACAAATCTGAGGACACCTGCAGAAGCGATAAAATTACTTTGTATTAATCATCCTGAGCTACAGCGCGAGCTGATCACGGCCCATGAGCACGGGATTGGATACCGAGTGATTCAAGCGGAGACCGATCTAGATTATCCAGACTTGCGCCTGCCGATAGGGCAGCATGATTTGATCGTCGCTCCTGTGATCGCAGGCAGTGGCGGTGGAACTGGAACGATTTTGGCGGGGGTGGGTCTGGTCGCTTTTGCGATTTTGACCGCAGGCGCTGGCGCTGGTTTTCTTGGCTTAGGGGCTGGTCTTGGCGCGGGTGGCGCGGGGCTTCTAGGCGGAGCTATCGCATCCGCTTCTACCGCAATCGGCGCAATCGGCGCCAGTCTGATCCTCGGCGGTGTCTCGCAGCTCCTTTCGCCTCAGCCAACAATTGGCAACCTGGGCTCTAATCGATTGGGCAGTGGTGACAGCCTGTCAACAGATGGCCCGCAATCCGTCACCCGTGGCACAGATGGCCGCCAGTCGTACGCCTACACCGGAGCAGCTAACACCGTTGGGGTTGGCGCGACGATTCCGGTCGCCTATGGAGAGGTTCTGATCGGCTCTCAGCTGCTCTCAGCGAATGTAGATGTGACAGATGAGTCTGATCCATTACGGAATGTGATCAAGACGCCAGGGCCTGAAACCATTCTTTTCGGTGGCGAAAAGATTGGATTTAGCAAAACTGAAGCGTCTGGCATTAGATGCAGAAGGTGGGAATATGATCAAGTGAAATTTTCAGATGGCAATTCATCCCAAAAGTTTTTGACGCTGCAGCAAGGTAACGTAATAAAACTAGACGAAGTTGACGGGGAAGACGATGACAGGGCTGATAATTATCAAGTGTTTTTTGAACTTCAGGACGGATTATTTGACCGTGTGAGTGGAGAAGACTCAAGCTTCGTAGATGGCTTTATCACTTATGAAATTGAAGTTACGACTAAAGTTTCAGGCCCTGACCCTGTAACCGCAACTCTTAGGGGTACTGTTCAAGGTTTGCTTTTACGTGGGCAAAGGTATAGATGGATGAATTATATTAAATACGCGCCAATCGAAGATAACAAGGGGGTTGATACCAGAGTGAAAATAATTGATTTCAGGGCGAATGAATTTTGTGATTTAAAGGTTGCAATGAACGGATACAATCGATTCAAAGACGACAGCCAAAATAAAGCGTAATGGCATTAAACTCCACTTCAGTTATTCGCGTTGTTGATCTTCTTTGTGAAGGGCCTATCGCTGGCCTGGTCGGATGCGATGAAGGGATCTTCTTAGAAGAGACTGCGATCAGGACAGGAACAGACCGGAATTTTGCACCTGAGGACGTCTCCTACGATTTCAAGCCCGGAGGCAGAACACAAAGCCAGCTAGAGCAGGGGAAGGACGGCACTTCAACGGTTAATGATGTAAACATTGAGATTGGTCAAAACTACAGCGAAACATTAAGCGATGAAAACAAAGTCATAGCCAGGGATTACGGGGCCGGTCAAGTCACGAGGCAAATCACAGATACAGACGTTGAATCGTTTGAGCTGTTGCTTTCCATCCCTCGGATGTTTTCAACAGCCCAGGAAGGGCTAGCGAAAGGACAGCTTTTTAACGGCAGCATCCAAATTGCAATCGACGTACAAGCCCAAGGTGAAGCATTCAATACTGTTTATAACAGGACGATTACAGGCATTGCGGTGAGTGACTATCAACTTAAGTCACCACGAATCAACCTGAGCGGTCAAGGCCCGTGGAATATCCGAGTGAGAAAAGTGAACCTCGGCGAAAATCACTTTGAGGTTAAATTTCAAAACTTTACTGATATTGATCAAGACATCCCAATTGCAAACGGCAGGGGCAACCAGATATTTTGGACCAGCTTGATCGAGCTTCAATCTCTTAGAACAGCATATCCATTTTGCGCGGTTGCTGGTCTTTCGATCTCTACGCAGCAGTTCAAAAGCTTGCCGACTAGGGCTTACAAGATCAGAGGCCGGATCGTTGAAGTCCCATCAAATTCATTTGTTCGTGCTGACGGAAGCCTGGGGTTTGATGGGGCATTTGATGGCAGCCTCAAGAAAGCTTGGACAACCTGCCCCGTGTGCTGCTGGTACGACATGGCCACAAACAGCAGATATGGGGCCGGTGATTTTGTAGATGCGTCAAACCTGAGCTGGGTTGATTTGTACCCATTGAGCCAGTATTCAAATCAGTTGGTTACAAACCCAGACGGCACACAAGAGCCGCGTTTTGCCTGCAACACCGTGATAGCCAGTAGGGCTGAAGCGTTCAACGTTTTGCAGGATCTAGCCAGTGTGTTCAGGGGGATGTTGTATTGGCAGGCAAACACGATTCAAGCGACAGCCGATCACGGGAATTTAGACGGCAGCAGCCTTTCAGCTGTGCATCTTTATACAAATAGCAACGTTATCAACGGGGCGTTCTCTTATTCAGGAACATCACTAAAAACCAGGAGTACATCAATTAGGGTTAGGTATAACGACCCCGCAAACTTCTTCAAGTCAAATGTTGTTGTAGTTGAAGATGCGGAGCTGATAAGCAAATACGGCTATCAGGTGAGGGAGTTGGTGGGTTTTGGCGTTACCTCAAAGTTTCAAGCGCAACGGCTGGGGCGGTGGGCGCTTTTGTCTGAGGAGATCGACGGCGAGGTCGTGACCTTTGCTACAGGGCTGCAGGGCGCGATCGTGTTCCCCGGTCAGATCTTCGCCGTAGCGGACGAAATGCGGCAAGGCGTGCGCCTTGCTGGACGAGTTAGCGCAGCAACAACGTCTGCAATCACGCTTGACCAGACCGCAGCATTGGCAGGCGGAGGGAATGACCGGCTGACATGCACATTGCCAGATGGATCGGTTGAGACGCGGCCAATCCTCTCTGTAGCGGGTTCAGTAGTGAATGTGCAGGCTTTTAGCGCTGCGCCATTGTTGCAGTCAATATGGTCGATCAGCGCGAGCAACATCAAAGAGCAAAAATTCAGATGTCTTTCAGTTTCTGACAACGGTGATGGTCAATTTGGAATCACAGGCGTTGAAAGCAACGACAGCATCTATTCAGCCGCTGACAGCGGCGGGAAACTGGAATTTGAGCCAATAACACTATTAAATGAAACACCAGCAAAGCCTACAAACTTAAATATTTCAGCCCGTCAAATTCAAATCAATAGCGAAACAACCAATCAAGCCGTTGTTTCATGGTCTCGCGGCTCAACTGGCCAGACTGTTGATTTTGAGCTGGAGTACAAGCTCGGCGATGGGAATTACACAGCTGTCTCAACGTCCAACGTATTTTTAGAAATCAATGGGTTGAGTGTCGGCACTCAGCTTACGGTGAGGGTGAGAGGCGTTGGCGTTGCTCCACTGCGGAAGCGCTCGCCCTATGTGACTGGGCGGTTTACGGTGCCAGTTGTTGAAATCGAGCCTGGCCAGGCGGGTGTCACTGTTTTGCCGCCAGACCCGGAGGACGTGACAATTCAAGCGTCTGGAAGTGATCAAGTTGTGCTTAGGTGGGCAATACCTCAAACCGCGCTGAATACAGATAAGTTCATCGCGCTGATCAGGCAGGCATCCCAGACCGATGGCGCAGCCACATGGCCAAATAGCACGCTGCTAAGAAAAGTTGAGGCCAGGACGAATTACGCCAGTTTGCCGCTGATTGAAGGTGAATATCTGGTCAAGTTTGAAAGCGAATTTGGCCAGCGCAGCGCAAACGCAAAATCAGCAGTCATCAGCCTACCGGCGCCTATCCCCAGGCTTGACATTCAGACGAGAAGAGAAGATCAAGACTCGCCACCATTCAAAGGAGTGAAAGACGGTGTTTTTTATGACAGCGATCTTGACGGCCTGGTTTTAGGTGGCGCTTCAACCCTCAGTACGGTTTCAACTGTCGATGATGTTGTTGATTTTGACGAGCTGTCATCCGTTGATGACCTTTCACTAATTGTTATTTTCGGTGATCGCCTACCAAGCGGTGAATATTACTTTGAGAACGTGCTTGATCTCGGCGGAGTTTTCAGCGTACTTTTTGAGAGAAAGCTGACCACAAGAGGAATCTATCCTGACGCCTTGATCGATGACAGGACAGAATTTATTGATAGGTGGTCAGATGTCGACGGAGATTTGGCCGACAACACCAGCGCAGATCTGTTTTTCAGGACGAGCAATCAGGCCACTGTTGATCAGTTTTTCCTTTTAGAGGACGGCGATTTTTTGTTGCTAGAGGACGGCGACAAGATCGAGACAGAATCAGATATAGATTTCGGCGCATGGACGCCAATGGAATCAGGCCGCTACACCGGCAGGCAGTTTCAATTTAGGACAAACCTGCAAACGTTCGCCAGCGATCAGACTCCGATTGTCGATGAGCTTGGTTTCACCGTTCAGCTTGAATCACGTACAGAAAGCAGCGCAACAATCGCAAGCGGGGCAGGGGCCAAGGTGGTGACGTTTGCAAAAGCGTTTTATCAGGCACCTGGCATTGGCATCACGGCATCAAACCTAGCGGCGGGGGATTATTATGAGATCACATCCCCCAGCGCCAGTCAGTTCACGATTACGTTCAAAAACTTCAACAACGTAGCGATTGACCGTAATTTTCAGTACCAGGCAACCGGGTTCGGAACCGCAGAAACTTAAATGGCAACTTCAGATTACGTTTTAGCCAACGCTTCAGGCGCGGCATTTAGAGCTGATTTGAATGCAACCCTGCAGGCAATCGTCAGCAACAACAGCAGCGCAACCGAGCCCAATCCCACATTTGCTTTCATGTGGTGGGTTGACACGGCAAACAGCCTGATTAAACGGCGCAATACAGCCAACTCAGCATGGATAACGATCGGCACGCTTGACGGTGGCAGGCTGCTGAAAGACGGCAGCTCAGCGGCTCCGGCGCTGGCGTTTGCGGCAGATACTGACACCGGACTGACGAGGGGAGGCGCGAATCAGCTGAAATTTGTCGCTGCTGGTGACGACGTGGTGACGGCAAGCTCAAGCAATGTTGTCATCAATGAAGGGGGCAATAATCTTGATGTGAGGATTGAAGGGCAAAACAATTCAGCTCTTTTATGCACGGACGCGAGCACCGACAGGGTGGGGATTGGTGTCAGTGACCCTGGGACGCTTGTTGAGATAGTCAGCGAAGCGCCTTATGTAACCATTAGAAACAGCACTCAGGAGGATAATGATGGAGGGCGAGAAAGCAAAGTCATATTTGAGGGTGAACAGTCTGGCGGCGAGATTTCTACGATGGCCGAAATTGGGGCCTTCCATCAAGGGGACAGTTCCGGCGGGGCTAGCGACGACCAAAAAGGCAGGCTTGTATTTTTTACTAACGGCGGTTCCGCAGTCAATGAAGTTTTAACGCTGGGAGGTGATGGTGATATTTTGTTTTGCGGCACAAGCGTAATCACTCCAGGTAAAAATAATACGGTCGTAGGCGCATCATTTGAAAAAACTGCAAACGGTCCAAGTCTTTACGTGAGCAACGATGCAACCGTGCCAATTTTTGTAAACCGAAATACAACAGGCACCGTTTTTGCCGTCCGCTATCAATCTGTAGCTAAAG